CAGGTGTTCGCCTGTGTTTTCCGTCAGCATCTCTGCCAAGACGCTACGGGTGTCTGTGACTGTGGTAGTCATTAGCGCACTCGCTTTGTGACGGGGTGACGGCGAACAGACTTGTATCGCTCATCCTGCGTGGCATTGTAGAGCGAGATAGTCAGCACTGTGCTTAGCACCGTTCCAGCGATAACCACAAACAGACAAGCGATTAGGTCGCCTGTGTTACGGGTGAGGTAGAACGCCTGAAAGACACCGTACAGACCGACAGTCGGTATGGCGTACATCAGTCCAAGCACTGCCTTCATTACGCTTAGTGCGTTTGACCACACCAACGCTTCCCACTTATCTAGTAAGTTTTTCATTCTTTGCCCCTTTCCAGAGCGTGTTAGTACCTAACCACATCTTAGCGAACGGTGTTCAGACTTATCCGACTTTTTCCCGACCACCCCGTGCGCCAGCCAAAGGCTCGCCCCAGCGAAGCCCCGGTAGACCGTTCTGTTGCTAAACTATGTTCAGTTAGATTTATCTAATAAGAAGTAGGGAGAGACAGAGTTATGGCACACGGATTAGAGATAAACGCAGACGGTACAGCCAGAATGGCGTACGCAGATAGAGAAGTGCCTTGGCACAGGCTAGGAACGCCTATGAAGGGCTTACAGACGGCAGAGGCAATGCTGGAAGCGTCACAGGCTGACTTTGATGTCGTGACTACACGGGTATCAGTATGTGACGACAATGGCGAACCGTTGCGCAATCCAGACGGAACAGCCGTGATAGTTCCAGATAGTCGCGCGACTGTACGGGTGAATAGTGATGGAACATTTACAGGACTGGCAACAGTCGGTACTCGTTATGTCGTACAGCAGAACCGTGAATGTATTGACTATGCGCTGAACATTGTGGGTGCTTCCAATGGTGACGCAGTTGTAGATACTGCTGGCGTGCTTCACAACGGTAAGGGTTTCTTTGCGTCAATAGATATGGGCGCATTAGTTGTAGACCCAAATGGAGTAAACGACAGTATTGAGCGTTATTTGCTTGTGCGTAATGGGCATGACGGCAAGACTGCTATCACTTTCGCTAACACTTCTATTCGTGCTGTATGCCAGAACACAGTCACGCTTGGAGTTCAGGAAGCGAAGCGAGTATTTACAGCTCGCCACACACGCAATGTTGAGAGAGCAATAGAGCAAGCGAATGAAGTGCTGAACATATCTAATCATTGGGCGCAGAACTTTACGAAAATGGCAGAAAAGATGCTCGGCATCAGCGTTCCGTCTGGCTCGTCAAGGTTGGAAAAGATTATTGATAATGCGTTCCCATTGGAGACAGGCTCAACTGAACGACAGAAAAAGAATAGAGATGAAGTCGTAACTCTTGTTCGTGCGATTTATGAAAACTCCAATAACGCCAAGGGCTACGGGTACAACGGGTGGTCTGTGTACAACGCAATAGGAGAATATCTTGACCATTATCGTGACGCTTCACGAGATGAGCGTGCGCTTGCCTCTATGGATAATAACTCGTGGGTGACGAGAACCAAACTGAAAACTCAAACTTATCTATTGTCGTTGTAGTGAACACTTCACGGGTATTATTGATACAACCAACCGAAACGAGGTAGCGATGGGCGACGGGCAGGGCGAAGAAGAGTTCTTCGATTTCGCTGACGAAAGCGATGACCCCCCAACTCCTGAGGAGTTGGCAGTATGGATTTCAGAGTTTATGTCGCAATCTCAGCGAGCGAGGAATATGTACCGTAGTCACTTTTGCTCAATAGTCGTAAATAGAATACATAATGAGTTCGGTATCGAAGGTCTATGCGAACTGATGATGGCAATAGACAAGCGTGCTGGTTGGATTAGCGACATAATTATCGAGGACGCAGATATCCACGACGCACTATTCGAAAGTCACGGGATATTTGATAATGATGCGATTACGAAAGCACGAATGAGCCGTGAGATGACTGAGATGAATAAGAAGATTTGGAGATTGCGAAAGAAGTATTCGAAACTGATAGCCGAAGAAATCTTCTTATCTGCTGCCGTGCCTACGGGTGGGTCGGAAGAAAGTTCCGAACCTCAGTAATCATCTCGTTGCTTTGAGCGACACCATTTCTTATTCGCTTGCTTGCGCCTATCGATAAATGTTTGCGCACGGGTTCGCAACCCGTCTGAGAACGCAGTCTTGTCTATCTCGTTCCACTTACGATTACGACGCTTTTTCACTTCTCTACCTTGCTCAATAGATTGAGAATGAGCTGAACTGCGCCATCGTCATCTGTGAATACACCACCGTCTACTGCTGCGCCAACGACTGAGCGCTTGCTCTCTATGAGGTTGTAAATATCCTCATCTATCGTTCCCTTAGCAACTAGATAAGTGGCAGTTACCGAACCCTTCTGCCCAATGCGATGTAAGCGAGAGTAAGTTTGGTCTACATCTGCCGGCGTCCAGGGTAGTTCCACGAATAGACACTCCTCTGACGCAGTGAGTGTGTGTCCTGTCTTTGCTGCCTGAATAGATAGAACGATTACGGGTGCTTCACCTACGGGCAGCGTCTGAAACTTGTGCTTATTTACCTCAACATCATCTACGGACATACCACCCTGAATGCGTAAGTTGCCGTGTCGTCTTGCGATTTCATCGACAATATCCCTGTGATGAGCAGCAACGACTACCTTGCGACCAGCATTCACTCGCTCGTCTATCCACTCGTTTACGATTTCCATCTTTGCCTTTGCTGCCAGCCTTCGTAGTACCGACAGTCGAACGAGATGTTCGTTCGCTTCTGCTCTAATCATTGCTGCTACTGCTGCTCCGTACTGTGGCTTCCCTTGCTCAATAGCAAGCGCACGGGCTCGCTCGGCAATGTAGAGAATGATGTCCTTTTCTGCCTTGTCGTACTCTTTCATCGCCTGAGCACTTCCCTCTACGACAAGCTTGCTATGTATTACGGGTGGAAGTTCCGAAAGTACCTGCTCTTTCGTTCTGCGAATGTAGCAAGTGCCACGCAGACGGTCATTGAGTTCGTCTAGATGCGAATGTCCACTGATATTCCACTGACCGAAACTATCTTGATACGCAGCACAGTAGCGCCGATAGAAACCCCATAGCCCACCAAAGTCTTTTAGGCGACCAAGAATGTCGAGTTGCGACGCATACTCATTGGGTCTATTCGTTACGGGTGTGCCGGTAAGACACAAGATAAGTCCCTCTTTCGGAGCGCTACGGGCAATCTTTACTGCTGCCTTGGTTCGCTGAGCAGTCGGCGTCTTTGCGTAATGGCTTTCATCAAATACATACGAGCGATGATTGAGTAGTTGCTTTTCCCAAGTAGAGATGTTGCTGTATCCAACTACGACAACATCATAAGAACCACTATCAGGGAATACTTTACGATTAGTAACTGTCGCAACTCTACGATGTGGAAGCCACTTTGTGTATTCATTCGCCCAGTTGAGAACAAGGCTTGGTGGGCATACGACAACAGCAGGATAACTATCGTGAACATATTCGAGTGTTGCCAATGCTTGTATGGTCTTGCCCAAACCCATCTCGTCTGCGATGAACGCTCTACGGGCGTTAGATGCGTACGAAACGCCGGCTCTTTGGTATGGAAGTAACTGACCACTCAAACCAGATATTGATATCTCTGCGTCAGTAGACCTAGATGCCTCAATGAGCGCAGACATCTCGCTTTCGACCGTAGATGCCATCTGTGATATTTCTGCGTCTACGGATACATCGAACGATTTAGCCCAACTCATAACGCTAGATACAGATGAAAGTGGGGCAGTCCATGCATACGCCTTTGAGTTCCAAGAGACTGCTGGTATCTGTTTGACTGCCTTGATGATTACCCTTTCGTACGGGAAGCGCATAACAATCATTCCGTCTTTGAGATAGACACACCGTGACGAGCTTGGAGATACTGAGCCGTTCATTCGTGGAACAGTAAAGCGCATTGCGTCAATGGCGACATCAAACTTATGTCGTAAAGCGAACTGTCTCCCCTCATCAATCGAGGTAATCGGAAGTCTCCATACACGCCCAAGTTTGTCCCACTTAGCGCCGGGTATCGTCTTGATTTCTGCCACCTGGGTTGGGTCAAATGGGAAATCTAATATTATTTCGTTCTTATCTAGGTAGAGCTTCACAATCTCTAATGATACCTAGGTAAACCGGCAAGCCCACAGCATTTGGTTGGAGAACCGATGGGAACTGCGCTGTGAGCCTGCCGGTCCTAGAAGCAACATTAGCACCAGGAGAACAGACTTATCTAAAACCATAAAATATCGGGAAAATATGGCTAAGATAGCTATGGGTGGAAAACCGGAGGAACTATGGGACAGAAAGACAAAGTTGTAATTCTCGTATTGCTAGTCGTAACGTATCTGGTATTAAAGTTCGATAATCGCATCAGCAGGCGTGACTAATGGCAAGGAACTTACCCTGGCATTTACTGCGTCGCAACAATTATGCGACAGATAAAGAACGAGAACGACGAATGGAAATCTGTCGCTCTTGTCCTGAATTCATTCGTGCCACCCAGCAATGCGCCGTATGTGGGTGCTTTATGCATCTAAAAACGAAACTGCGTGAAGCAGAGTGTCCAGTACAGAAATGGGGAAAGCAATGAGTAGAGCATTACCACCACTATTTACTTGCATCGTCTGTGGGCTAACCGTGAGACCAGGCGATATGAGTGCTGAGAGAAAAGCCATAGTGTGGCTTAAATCAAAGGGTTCGACGATATCTCAGGTTGTAGAAGAACTCCACGAATATAAACATTCAGCTTGCCGTGACGAGAAAGATACCGGTGGGATACAGGACGCATTGTTCTAGATAAGTCCTTACGCCATCGACGCATAAAGATATGAGAAAATAGATGCTGATTGATATGGCTAAAAAGAAAAAACAGGACGAGCCAGTAGAGCAGCCCCAGTATGTACGGCGTACTGTTCCAGTCAAAGATGCTGCAACGGTAACCGGTAGGGCACGAAAGCGTGGGCGCTACAAGTGCTGTGGCTGATTAGTAACTTATTTAGTTACTAATTCTCGTGTAAGTATTTCTCCACTGAGACGGAGAGTGCGACTCTTCGATGGCTTTCTTATGTTCGTTATCTTCGTACAAACGAATGATATGTAGACACGGGTCGCCCTCTTCGAACTCTTCATCCTCTGATGGCGCAGTGGGTAATCCGTCGTGTGTGTAGCACACGGGTGGTCCGCACCAGCCATTCTCGATGCCAATGCGGACCCACTCATCAAATGAGATGTCCTTGTTGTCTGCGCTTCCAGATATTTGAGCCATTTCCGTCCTTTCAATTCTTAATGGCTTCATATCTTGTTACTAGGCGATACGTACCGGAGATACGAGCGATGAGTCAACGAACGAAAGTGGCTTGCGTGTGGACACTCGTGGTGTCTGAGCTTTTGTTGCCTTCTTCTTCGCCGGTGCTTTCTTCGCAGGCTTCTTCTTTGCAGGAGCCTTCTTCGCAGGCTTCTTCTTCGCCGGTGCTTTCTTGGCTGGCTTCTTCTTAGCCGGTGCCTTCTTCTTTGCAGGCGCTTTCTTAACTACCTTCTTCTTTGTTGCCATTTTGTTCTCCTAATTGGTACTAGCCAGAAGTAAATGCATCTGGCGTAGGGAAGACTAGCGCATCCGGAGCCAAACGGCAATACAACTACATAAGTAGCCATATGGGTAAAAAAATAGCCATATGGGACCAAAAAAATAATTTGTGGCAGAGGTTGTGAATGGTTGTGGGGAGGGGCTAGGGTGCTCATAACCCTTACGGGGAAGTAAACATCACCTAGAACAGGAGAGCCGAAATGGCGACCACCACCCAGCGCAAAGCGCCTGGAGCAAGCGCAGCACAGCTTGCAGCAGTACTGGCAAAGTCAGACATTGCCAGCTCAATCAGCAACAAGCAGGTCATCTCAGACATGGCCAAGCTCATCAGTGGAATGGGAGTCAGCGTTCCAAAGCGCATGACACCACCTGCACCGATGAACACCATCAAGAGTGCACCACTTCCAAAGTTGAGCAACCTTGACTCGATTCTGTTGACTCTTATCACGAATCAGAATGAATGGTTCCTCGTCCTTGCAGGCACGACAAAGCGTCAGGCAAGCAAGCGCTTCCGTAAGCTTGGACCAGCAATCGAGGTTGCCACCCGAATCAATGACAGTGGAACCGTTGACCACTACGCCCGATACACCGGCGCTGAATTCAGTGACGAGGGCAAGGTGCGGATGGCCAAACTCACAGAGAAGCTGACCATCATTCAGAAAGCAGCGTCTGACGGAGTCACTCGTCGTTCTACTACCGGAACGCTGAATGGACCAGCTTCACTCACTCACGCAGTAAAGTATCCACTCAATAAGACAGAGCGCACATTTCTTGATGTGGTTGCCCGTCCGAATGAGCAGATTCTTGTCCGTGAGAATGCAACGTCCAACGATGAGTTCTTTACCTTCCGTTGGAAGTGGTCACGTCGCTACGGGTTTGACCTCTCCCAGTTCACCATCTCTCAGCGTCGTCAGGACAATGGGATGTACAACATCTACGCCCAGTACACGCCGAACGCAGATGGGACGATGAACTCGAGCATGCGTGAGTTTGTTGAGTTCCTCCACAAGAAGCCACTGATTCCCAACCCAAACTTGGGTCGCAAGGCGTGGAAGACAACGGACATTCAGGTCATCAAGAATGATGCCCAGGAGTCGGTGAAGCTGTAAGGCTCGCCTAACTCGGCGCTTAAAAAAGCCAGAAATTCCACCTCGGGTTCCAGCTGCCATGGCGCCCGGGGTGGATTTTTCTATTTTCCCACTTTTTTAACAATCGCCCCTTACTAGATAAGTGCCGGCATGTCTTAAAGCGGGGCTCGGGACGAGGCAGGGAACAAACCCACCACACTTATCTAGTGAGTGTTGTTGTCGGCGTGATACTTACCTAGATAAGTACCACGCCAACGAACAGCATTAGAGATACTCGATGATGTCTCCATCAGCAATCTCACTCACATCACACTCACGGAAATCAGCAATCGCTTGCCAAGCGTCATCATCGGTGAGCGTTCGCTTGCCAGAACGAATGTCCGATGGGAGCAAATCCCACCAAGAGCGTGCCTCACGCTCGTAAATCTCGTAGAGTGCCACTTCGTCATCTGCCGAGAACGACAGCACCGATGGATAGAGTGCTGTCTCGTAGAAGTAGTCTGGGTCTAGTTCCAGACCAGAGACGGTGATAGAGCCGTCATCTTCGGCAACAACCACTTCCACTTCGTAGTAGTTGTTCTCTGCCTGAATGATGATGGGCTGTTTGTGTGGTGACGAAACTAGTTCTCCTAGTTTGTCGGCACGAACGCTCGTCTCGCTTCGCTTCCTAATGTCGGTAATCATTTTTCCCCTTCTGTTGGTACTTATCTAGTTAGATGATGCGAACCTGAACGCCAGACCATTCGCCAGCAATGCGCCCGATGCGCTCACCAATGAGCGAGAGTGCGTCTTGGACAGCGTTCTCAATGAGAGAGTTGATTTCGTCTCTCTTGTCATCAAGCACCGAGCGAGCGTCATCATCAAGCGTCGTGACCTCAACGGGGAAGTAGAACTCAACAGCAACGGTTGCTCGCTTGTCACGAATGTCCACTTTCGTCGGGTTCTTCGCCCACCAGTAGATTGAGTCACGCACGGCTGTATCTTCCCATTCGCCGTGATTGGCGCAGAACTCGCTGTCTGCGAGCAGAACCTCTTTGATGAACACGAAACGCTCATCGTGGTTGAGGTCATCGGGCATTGCGTCAAGTGCTTCGTTGAGTTTCTGAGCGAGAGCGATTTCTCCCTCGTTGGTGAACATTGCGAATGTCGTCATTTCGTTTCCCCTTCGGTTGGTACTACGAGCGTACAAATAGCATTTCAGATTTATCCGCCACTTTTACCCGACCCACCCGACAGCCACATACACCTCTCATACACATCGGCTTTGGAAGCCCCGGCGATTGTGTTGCGATTTCGCAATCACACTTATCTAGATAAGTATCGGCGTTCTAGTTGTCCGTGTGGCAATCGCAAGTGTGTGGCTTGCTCGTCAATCCGTTGAGAACGGCAACCAAGCCAAGAGCGCAACTGCGAGTGCGAGCGAGGAACGGCTTGCCACTCTCTACTTCGTGGAGAGTTTCTGTCGGTTCGTGGACTATGCCCCAACCGTCAAACACTCCGTCAAGGTTCACTACTTTGAGTTCTACGACTGCGTACTCAGGTGTCTTTATGTCCATACGACGAGCGTAGGGTACGGCGAACGGACTTATCTAGTACCTATTGCCAAGGGTGAGAGAGCGTCAGCACTTCGCTCTCTGAGCGTCGTGTGATGTAGGCAATCACTTCGCTCTTGGCAATCTGCTGTTGTAGTACGCACGGCGTACCGTCAGGATTCTGAAACCGATTAGCGAACCACTCAGCACGATTACGGTCAGTAGTCCACGAGATTCCATCTTCGTTGAGTCCGTGAATACAACCACGATAGACAGTCAGCGTGTCGGGCAGGGCGTTGAGTTCGGCAATCTCATCTTCGGTCATCAGCAAGTGTCGGTCAGCACGGTCAGCACCGAATAGGTCTGCCCACTCATTTATGTTCTGATGTGCGTTCTCCGTGTCTGTCCAGATTTCTCCGAGTATCTGCCAATACTGAGCGTCAGTAATGTCTGCGCCGATTTCATCTATCAGCGAGATAAATGCTTCTAGGCGGTAGGGGCGTTCGTGTAGCCAGATGTATCGCTCGTACTCGCACTTATCTAGTGCTTCTTCTACTGCTTTGCGCTTCTGCTCGTACTGCGAGTTCACGATTCCAACCGTCACCGAATCAAGTGGCATAAACCAGATGACCAACGGGTGATGAATCACCTGACCAAATGTGTCGTGTGGGTGAACATAGTCGGCAAGGTCTGGGTGGAGTTCAGTAAGCGTCATACCTGAAATGCTACTGCGACCCAATCAGATTTACAAGGATTTGCGACCACTTTGCGCCGACCACCCCGACGAACAAGATTTCGCAGAAATCTCGTATTTGTTGTGGGAGCCCCGGCTGTTGCCTGAGCTGCGGGGCTTCCTCGGTTTCGCTGTCCTGCGAACTCGGGTGGGTCGGGGGGAAGTCGTTTGCTGTGGCGTGTGTTGTTCTCTCTCCTTGTCGTTGTGTTCGCCGTGCGCTGTGAACTGACTAGATAAGTCCGTTCCACTTGGGGTACGCTTGTCTTGTCGGGGGAGAAGGTCTCCCCCAAAGGGGGGAAGCAATGTCCACAGTCACCACCAACGAACGGTCGGGGGAGATTCCTGACGACCTATCGGCAGAGGCAGGAACAGTTCGCCACAAGCGCATTCGCATCGCCGACTGCCACGGAACGGAAGTCCCCGAAGCGTGGACTCACCCGTCATTCGCAACGCTTGACGAACAGTTGGCTCGGATTGCCACCATTCAGGGCGACGACGCAGCGTTCGCCACGAGCCTTGTCCAGCAGTTCACCAAGACAGGCAAACTGTCTCCGAAGCAACTGGCGTGGGTCGGTCGGCTCTATCGCAAGTACGCCGACAAGGTCTCTGTGTTGCGCTCAATCGCACTCAATCACGATTGGCGACAGGTCGGGTCAATCACCCACTACGCCAACCACAGGCTCGGCACTTACTCGGGCACGGACTACCACAAGTGCGTGAAGTGTGGCGAGTGGGGCGAGACCTACGAGAGCAACAACTACTCGGGCGACTAGGACTTATCTAGTTAGTTTCTCCCCCGAGAAATCGGGGGAGAGGCTTATCTAGTCATTAGTGCTGGAAGCGTGTTCTTGCCTGTTCAGGAACTCTTGCTTGATACGAGCGTGGATAGCGTCTAACTGGTAAGCGTACTCATCAAGCGACATTGGGAATCCCCACTCAATGTGTGTGTTCAGGAAATCTGCGAAATCCGAATCAAGACCTTCCCACGCATTTGAGAGTGCGAAGGCAGAGCGAACAAACGCACCCAACGCTTCTACGAACGCTTCTGCCCTATCAAGGACTTGGAACGAATCCTCTCCTGCGATAAGCGAGAGAGTGCTTCCACAATCCCACATCACATTCGCAACCCTGTCGCCAAATGGTGAATCGTGAACAGCGACAACTGTTCCAGTATCGCCTGAACGCAGTTTCGTGTACGGGTCGTTCGTGTGAACAAGCCGAATCCTTCCACCAACAAGTGCCGAATCAAAGTGGGTAGTCATTCTGTTTCTCCGTTTCTAGTAGGTCTCGCCAACGCTAGCGACAGACGAAAGCAATCACAACAGCGACAGAAATCGTTGGACTTTGCGCCGACCACCCCGACAGTCCAAACCAAATCTTGCGATGGAAGCCCCGGTGAACCGCCTTGCGGCGGGGCTCACAAACGAAGGGTGGCTCACGGGTGGGTCGGGGGTGAGTGGTGTCGCACGGGTGGGTCGGGCGAAAGTCGGCGTGGGGGCGACGACAACGAACCGACGCTGGAAGGTTGGTGTGGGTCTGATAACTGACTAGATA